CATTAGAAATTACTTTTAAGCATTCATAATAAGTTAAACCATACTTTAATTGTATATACTTAAAACAATCACAAGTATCTCCGGTAGCCCAGTCTCTATAAACTGCTTTACCAGAAGCCATTACTTTTATACTACAAGAAGGATTTTTATCTGATCGTATTTCAGAACAGAATTTTTTACCAGGTCTCTCAAATGATTCTATATAATATTTGAAAATGTCATATTCAGTTATTTTTTTAAGAATATTATCAACACTTAGTATTTCGTATCCTTTAGTGTTATACATATTAATACCGAATATTAAGGAGATAAAAAAGGGAGATTACTCTCCCTAATTTATCCTTTCACCATTTGCCTCAGTTGACTAACTCCAAGGGTCGTCACTGTTGCTAGATACTGCTGCAGTTGCAGTAGTACCATTACTTGAGACAGTTTCAGAATCTGCCACAGGTAATCTCTTCATATCATATTTATTAGTTTCATCAAATTTAAGCTTAGAAGGGCTAGTATCTAAAGATTCTACAAAACCATATCCAGACAATCCTGCCTTAAACCAATTTTGCTTACCTTCCTTACCAGCAATTTCTTCACCAGCAAACTTCCACCTTGCAACCTTACCTTTGAAAATACCATCTAGTGCACTACAATAAGCCGCAGCCTCTTCTCCTTCTATAGCATCTAACTCAGTCCTTACTCCTAACTTATCAGCCATAATGACTAATCTATCTTTAGTATAGGTCCATGCATTATCACTTAACCACCAAGTAGTTTCTGCTACTTGACCTGCTCCTCCTAAGTCTTCCATAGGACGACCTTCATGGGTAATTTTCATACCTGGAGTTCCTGAAGATGCTTCAAAGAACTCTATTTTTTGAATTTTTGCCTCATGAATGCCAGAAGACAAATAATTGGACACAAAGTTAGTTTCCTCTACAGTATGTCCCTTAGTTTTAAAACTCATAATTGTTTTGTTTTAAGATTAATTAATTAATTGATTGATTATCCATAATATTCATCCATGCTTTTGGTTACTAAACCAAGATCATTAGAAATATACAGACTTTTGAACATATCCATTGGTGATTTAGCTGGATAATGTCCGTCATTATTAGTGACAAATCTATATTCCATAGTTCCATTCTCTTTTTTATTAACATCTGTATATAACAGAACAGAAAATAGACCTGCTGGATTAATTTTATCATCTAATAATTTGCCTATGGTTTTGATTTTAATAACAGGAGGAGCACCAAACTCTCCTGGTTGTGTATCACTATGGGTAAGTATGAACACCTTGATATCCTCTCTCAGGGATTTGCTCTTATTCAGAACAGACCAAGCATTCCTACCTATTTCTGTGAATTTTTCAAAGCCCTTCTCTGAAGCTCTCTTCATATATTCATTACTCATAGTATACTGCCAATCATCAATTACAATGTTCTTAATATCCTTTCTCTTCTCTGATATATGAACCATGCATTTAATAATTTCATTAGCTAAATCTGATACAAAGAAATTACCCTCAGTTCCTTTAAAGGAAGTATAATTCTTTTTCCACCCCTTAATGGGTAATGGTTTACCTATACAGCTAATGATGGCGGTTTCTTTAGGATCTAATGTCCTCACAGCAGTGGACTTGCCTGTTCCACTTTCGCCTACAATTCCTATTAACTCACTCATTTTTTATATATTTACATGTTTAGTAACAGAAGTCTTATAGACTTTACCTTTTCTATTCTTAAAACCAGATTGTTCTGTTATCTCAACAATCTGCTTCTTATATTTGCCTCTTGATATTTCAATTGTTTTTTTACTCATTTATTGTTATTTTTATTATTAACATTAATTACTTGATCATATAAAGATGGATCTTCTTTAAATTGCTTAGAAGGAGGCACCTCTTCAAAATGGCCTACTTCACCCACAAATTGCAGACCTATTCTACTATCTGCAGCTCCGTCTCTATTTTTAAGAATAGATAAGCTCCTAAATCTATCCTTTAACTTGACAATGTTATATCCTCTGAAATTCTCTATCTCATACTTTCTTGGAGAAAATAAAGATAATACTACATTGGCATCTTGTTGAGTATTACCACTATCTTTATAATCAGATAATTGGGGCTCTACTCTATCCAGTTTAAATCTATCAGTTTGGCTCATTGCTCTACTTAACTGTTGGACTACTACTGGAATAAAATTAAAGTTATTTCTGAGTGGTATTAAATATTCACTCATTTTGTCTATATTGTCTTTTTGATTGAATCCGCGTTCTCTTTTCATTAATCCTATATGGTCTATAATAATCAGAATATACTTATCCGGATTATTAGGGATATATTTATCAAATACATTTATTGTATCCCCCCCAGAGTTCACTTTTTTATGAATAATGTGCCCGTTCTCTCTAGCATAATTGTTCATAAATTTGTAAATCCCTGTAGGATTTTCAGCAGCATCAACTATAGTAAGACAATCCTCTAATTCACAGAAATAATTTTTTGTGAATTTTACTGCCTCATAGATTTCATCACTTATTCTGTTCTTACCTCTAGACAAAACAAAATTAATATCTGTTAATATGTTATAATCCAAATATAATTTTCTACAAATAGCTTTTGTAATCTTAATGGTTTTATCAATTTCCAATGACCAATAGAATACTTCAAGCTGCATCCCAGAATCAGGATGTGCCTTTATCCAATCATAAGGATTGTATAAAAAGCAAGAATCTGTAAAAGCTGTTTTACCACTGCCAGTCTCTCCACCAATCAGATAGTAAGTTCCTTGTTGAATTCCAGGAATATATTCCACAAGCCTTTCAAAGCCCATAGATAATCCCTTATTAAGGCCTTTCTGGCCTCTTTCTATTTTCTCTATTACATCGTTATATATCATCTGTCAAGGTATTTACTCTTTGATCAGACACTGTGTCATTATCATCCAGTTGTTCAATATAGCTTTCTAATAGAGATCCTCCATCTTTCTCAATAAAATAATCTGCAATTCTCATATATGCATACCTAACTCTTTTCTTTTCCTCTACATAGAGTTTGGTAGCTTTAAAGATTTGCTCTTTAGTTACTTCCTTATGTTCCTTGATGAATTTCTTCATCTTTTTTATGCACCCCCCTCTTGTTCCACGAATAGCATATCCAGCAGTCTTTACTCCTTTCGGAAATAATTCTCGCCATTCATCTATCCATTTAAGGGTGTTATCCTCAGATTTGACTTTCTTTTTAGGTACAGGTATTTTATTATCTATGAGATCAATTCCTCTTTTCCTTATGTGGATGCGTTCTCCTTGTTTAATAAACCCTGCTCTTTCAAGTTTGTCATAATCTGGCATTAGATTCACATTATACATTTGGCCATTTGCCAAATAATAAAGGAATACATACTCATCTGGTGTGAGATTAGTCTCCACCAGCAGATTAATATCTACTTCCATTCGTACAGATTTATTAGGGTTAAAACTCGATTTTTGCCTACAAAATAGCTCTAAGCAAATATAAAAAAAATGATGGTAAAATCAAAGGGAATTATTCCGGATCATGGCTATTTCTTCATTACCTTCAACTTGTTCTTCGTAATCTTTGACTATTCTCTCTATAATTATATCATCTTGGTTTTTAATTTTAATTGTTATAGTAGCCTTAGTAGGCTTCTTTTTCTTCGATTTCTTCATGTTTTGTGTTTAAATATGCTTCAATAACAGCGAGCTCTTCTACAAGCTCGTTCTTTTTTAATACCAAAAATTTTCTAAAGGTGGGAGAATTTCCTCTCTTTACTTCCTTCTTTAGTCTAAGATACCGTTCTCTCAAATCTTTGTATCTCATTATGTATTCTTCCACGGCAATATATCCCTTATTACTATTATAGTAATGCAGAAGTACCGAAGAATGGCTTGTATATCTAAGATATCTAGCAAGAGCAACTAGAGTCACCTTATTAGGTGACCCTAGTTCTGCTTGGATATTATTATATACATTAAGGACCAAGGATATGAATACCTTTTTGACATCCACTTCTTTCCTTGAGTGCCCTTTTGTTCTAACAGAAATTTTAAACTCTCTTTCAACAGCAAACTTGATAATATCAAGATCCCTTTTTACTAAAGAATGAACTTTTCTCCCTTTGCTATGAAACTTCATAATATTTAATTTTAGATAGACAATCTTCAACATCTATACATTTAATAATATTGAGATTATCCTCATTCATACTTTCAGTCATTCTCTTATACCAAACTTCTTCCTGGGTATTAGCTGTGACTAATATGAATATTTTTCCAATCTCCCCATTATTACGAAGTCTACCAATCCTCTGAATCAGATCTTTTTCTTTTGAGTAATAAGACATGATCACACAATTGTCTAAATCCTTCAAGTTAGCTCCTTGCTTTAACTTCTTAAACGCAGCTATTAAATCTAACTCACCATTATCAAAGTCTTCCCTAATCTTTTTGTTCTCTTTATCTTTTTTATGAGAGCTTATAACATTAGGTGTTATCTTTTCTAATGATTCCAAAGAATTACCAAATAATATAGTTCTTCCAGTAATATTATCAAGTAATTTTTTGATA